AACAAAAGATGGAAAAGAATTGAAGGAAGCACCACTCAAAGATGGTATAAGTGATCATGGCTGTGATGCTTTAAGGTATTTTTTTATAAACAGATTTCCAATTAAAAATTCTAAAATAAGGACACATAAAAGATGATGTATAATTTACAAGAATATGCAAATAATTTAATAGAGCAATCAATTAAAGATTTAAAATTTTATAATTTAAGGTCAAGATATAGATTTATAGATAAGCTATTAGATTATTACCAGGGAGATAATACTGCACAATATATAACTGATAAATTTAAAGCATCTGCTTTTAGAGAAGTTCCTATTACATCTTATAATGTTACTAAAAGAATGATAGATAGAATGTCAAGAATATATACTCTTGGAGCATCTAGGACATTAGAAGAAAAAAATGAAGAATATGCATCATTAACAAGATTTAAAGATTTTAAAATAAAGCATATAGAAAAAATGACTCGTTTAGTTGGAACAATAGCTGTGCAAGTCACATGGAAAGAAAATAGTAATGGTATGCAATATTTTGATTATACACCTTTCTATAAATTTGACACAATAACAGATCCAGAAAATCCTTTAAAGGCTATTGCAATTATTTATCCTATGTTATTGCCTGTTGATGATGCAAGTAAAGCACCTCAAGAAATGTACTGTTATTGGGATGACAAAGTTAAAAGAATATATACTGAGAATATGCATATTGTTAGCGAAGAACCTCATAATTATGGTCGTTTGCCTTTCGTTTTTTTACATAAGGATCATCAAATAGATAATTTTTTCTGTTATCCTGCCCACGATATTATATCTGTTAACGAAATGGTGAATATTTTATTTACAGAAATGAATTTAGGGATGAGATTTCAAATGTTTGGTCAATATGTTGCTACAGGATTATATTCTGATGAAAACATACAAAGAGCAGGTTCTGATGAAATTATTGTAATGCCTGAAGGAACTGATTTATCAATATTGTCACCTAGTGTTAACATATCTGATGCACTTAAATTAGCTAGAGCAATGTTAGAACTAGTGGCACAAAACAATCATTTACAAATAAGTTTTTCTGAAACTAATAAAGATCGTCCAAGTTCTGGAATAGCCCTTAAAATTAAAGATTTAGAAAGATTTGAGGATTATCAAGATGATTTAGAGTTATTTGCTCATTACGAAAGAGAAATATATGATTTAGAAAGAACAATTGCCCTAGCAAATGGGTTCAATCTGCCATTCAACTTTGGAGTTGATTTTAATGAACCCGAATATCCAATGAATATTCCTGATGAAATTTCTTGGAATACATGGTTATTGGACAATAATCTTACTACTAGGGCAAAATTATTGCAAAAATATAACAAAGATTTATCTGATATACAGGCAGATGCAGAATTAATCGCAAATAGGGAAATCAATGGCAGAGAAGAACAACCAGAAAGACAAGGATCAATATTTGAAAGACTTCGTGCTAGACCTCAAGGATCTGAATGATATAGAATACGAAATTTCACAATTTGACCAAAATTTAAGCATAACTGAAATAAAACAATTTTTTCTTAATGAGTTTGAAATAGCATTTGGTAAGCATTTGCTAAAATTTGTTAAAGCATTTGGTATAGGAAAAGATTTTGCAGAAAAGGTGACTAATGAAAGTAACTCGTAATTTTGATTTAAAAAAACTAGTTAAAACTGAAGCTACTGCATTGTGGTTAAATCAGTATGGTAGCAAGATGGCACAATCTATAGTAGAAGGTTTAGATAAAGGTATAGATATAGAGGGAAATAGGTTTGATCCAGGAGGGGATTTCACACATAAAAGCACTCATGATGGACATCCACATAAAAGACCTTTAGTTAGGTCAGGTAGGTTACGAAAGTCAATAAAAAAACTACCTGCTACTGCACAAAAATTAACATTTTGGATTAAAAGCAATGTAAAATCTAAAGCTAGATGGAATATAGAGGTAGATGGGAAAAAATCTAGTGGAACTAGGAGTAGAAGAGGTGTTAATTATGGTGCAATGAATAACCAAGGATTTAAAACATCTAAAGACTCAATGATTCCTAATAAAAATGTAAAACAAAGAAATTGGTTTGGTATTTCATCTAAATTTTTAGTAGGTGGGTCTGAGTGGAAAAAATTAAAGACTTTAGCACAATATTGGGATGAAGCTATGAAAACTAGAATGAAAGAGTTTAAATAATGGCAGAATTAATAGATATATTTGGTGAAGACTTCCAGGAAATACTAGAAAAACTAGATGATTTAACACCAGAACAAGAAATCTTATTATTAGCTATAATAGAAAAGGCTGCAATTCAAGCAGATATATTTGAATTAGAAATACAACAACAAATAAATACTATGATTGCTAATGGTATGACAGATGATATGGCAGAAATGGCTATAAAAGCAGATTTAAGAAAAGGTAAACCCTTATTTAATCAATTAAACAACTCAATAAAAGCAGCACTTATTGAAGGTATAAATCAATCTTCTAGGCTAGGTCAATACCAACAGTATCAGTTAGATCAACAAGAATTTACATGGGTAACTGTATCAGGACATAGAATATGTGAAGATTGTGTATCAAGATCTGGAGATACAGGAACATTCGAATATCATGCAGATAAAGGTCTTCCAGGAGCAGGGTGGTCATTATGTAAACAATACTGCTATTGTGTATTAGACCCCACAGGAGAAATATCTAACAATATAGAAGTACCAACAAATTCAGGTATCAGAGAGAAATCGGCTTAGATTTAATACCTTTTTCTTTCTCCAATCTCAATAACTCCTCAATCCATTTAGCTTTTTCAGTTTTAGAAGGTCTTCCATTGCCCATTGAAGCTAAACCTACTTTTTTAGCCCTTCTTTTTAACCTTAAAAGTGCATTCCTTTTTTCCTTATCCACCTTATATGCTTTATACGTTCCTGTAGCTATAGCAATCTTCCTCTTATCATCTTTAACACTAGGATGCACTTTAGGTTTCTTAAAAGGTTTAGGCTCTGGCATTTCATGCACTTTATTCATTAATTGATTAACAGGATCTTGAACTATCTCACCATCCTCAATATCTGCACTAGCTATCTCTTTACCCCTAACAGATTGCATAAATGCTTCACTAGGACTAATTTCATGCACTTTCTTCTCTGTATACTTACCTGTATGTTTAAGGAATAACTCTATTGCCCTCACATTGCCCTGTAAACACTCATTATATAAAGCTTCTATAACATATAAAGCCTTATCACCATGTAACTCCATATACCTCTGATAACAAGCTTCCATGAACTCAGGACGTTTACACCAAGACCTAATTGTATTATAACTAATATCTGTCTGTCTTGATATCTCTAACCAAGATAAGTTTAAGTCCTGGACATGAAGTTCTATTACAGGCAACCACTTATGCTTTATTGGATCTTTAATTAACTCTTTTTTCATACACTTAATTTATAAACAAATTTAATTTAAAAGTGCATGGTATTTTAAGTGCATGGTTTTATTTTGGGCAAAGTAGACACTTATAATTGAAAAATTCTCTTTTGGTGACCTCCGAAAGAGGGTATCTATTTCCCCCCATCCCCATATAAAAAATTGTTGTTTGAAATTCAATAATTTTATGCTTGAAATTAACTTTACATAATATCAATTATCAGAAATTAAAGGTATTTTGTGCTATTTTTTTAATAGTATTTTTTAAACTGTGCATTGAATCCAAGCTTTTTTAAATACATTTAATTAAGCTTGTTTGCATGTGAAATATCCCACTTAAACCAAATAGTTATTATAATTACATATACTTCTATATATATTTTATATTAGATTGTTTTATATTGCACGTTCTAAAGTTATATTATTGTTTTGTAGTGTTATGTATTAGATTTATTAATTAAGCTTGTTATTAAGCTATATATTAAAGCTTATTAACTATTATAATTATTTATATAAGATAAGATATTAAGGGATAAAAAAAAGGATCTAAAATAAATTAGATCCCTTTTTATTTTGTTTGTTACTTAGTATTACTTTTTATTAAATAGCTCTCCAAGTAAAAACATACCAAACAATTTTAAAGCTATAAATAAAGCTATTAAAATTATTGGTGTTAAAACTTCCATATGTTACCCCCTTTTTTTTAAGTCTGTTATTATTTGTTTTTTTATTTCTTTTTTAATACTATTCTTTTTTTTAGTATTAAAACCTATTATTTCAATTTCTAAATGACTATCTAGCCAATTATCTATGTTTTTTATTTTACTCATTGTTATCCCTTTTTTTAGTTATTTATTTTTATTACATTACTATCTAACACAAAACCAGTTTCATCTTTTTTAGCATCCCCTTTAGCTATTAACCCACATATGATACCTTGCCCATCTTTAAATCTTAAATCAGTTTCATCAGCATTAATAACAGGAAATTGTAAAGATAGATCTTTACCCTGGAATATTTGTTTAGATGGTAAATTATCACGGTATACGGCTGCTATTCTTTTACCTGCTAGTAATAATTCATATGCTTCAAAATAATTGTCTTCAGCTAATGAGAAAGTTAAATCATAATTAGAAGGTAAATTATCCCATCTCCCAGATGATAATTCGTATTTAGTATAATCATAAAATTGAACATTTTTAAAAGCTTGGAAGATTGTTTTATGTTTTCCGTTATAATTAAACCTTATATTTTCGAATCTTAAATCCGATGTTCCATTCAATCTTACTACAGGCTGTAAATTTAATTTATCAGCTTTTTTAATTAGTTTTATTATGCTTTTATAAAGATCTAGCATAAAGTTCTCTCTGTCTTCTAAAAAATAATGTGTTTTTTTTATTCTTGCTTCCTGGACGTTTGTAAATTTTCCTCTTCCTGCTGTATATAAACAAGCTTGAGAACATCCTTTAGATGCTTTAGGGCACATATTTTTACCTGATATTTTATAAGGGGCTAAATATAAGATCCCTGTTAAATATCCTTTTTTTGTCCCTTTACTTGTTTTGCTATCTTGATTAATAGACAGTAAATTTTTCCCTTTATAGTATTTTTTATAATCATATTTATTTACTTTAATCATTGTTTAAGTCTCCCTTTTTTATTATTGTTTAAATATATTTTTATTACTTTTCTACCACTTCTATATCTTCAATATAAAGACAATTATCTTCGCAATCTTCATGTATTATTGTTTGAGCATCTCGTTCCATATCTTCTATTGATGTCTCGTCATATTCTCTATCAATTATAATAGTTATTCTAAATGACTTCATTTTTTATTCCCTTTTTTTTAATTATTGATTTATACTACTAATTAAAACAAATATAATAGTTTTTTTTATAATGTCAATAGGAAAAAATAATTTTTTTTATTTTATATTATGTAAAGTTTTTTTTATAGCTTTTTAAAGCTATTTTTTTTTATAAATATTTTAAATAATTATGATTTTTTTTATTGATTTTTTACGTCGGAAATTCGTCGAAAGGGGTCAAAAATGTGACATGGACACCCCATTCTAATATTTTTTGCTCGTAGTTCCAGGCATTTTAATATTTTGCCCTCGTAGTTTTGAACTTTTTTACAAAATTATTTTATAATGTTCGTGTTTCTTTTAGAAAATTTGCGAGTAACATAGCATCAGCCGTTGCTAATGTTATATTTAAATTAGGAAACCTCTGTTGTGCTAAATGTTTTAGTTGGTTCTTTCGTTCTTTTTTATCTTTAGGTAATGGATTGTAATGTTTCATCCATTTCTGTGGGGATACCTGGGTATATGGTATCTCATGTGCTGCTAAAATTCCTAACCATTGTCCATATCCCTTACCAAATGTGAATACTGATTTTACTCCCTGTTTAGGCATAGAATGAACTGATTCAATTATAGCATATTTTTGGATATCTGGAGCAATTTGCATCACAACTTTAATTTCTTCAGACATATCTGTGACAGTAGAGGGGCATTTACGACAATATTGAACATCATTGTAAATAACCCCAATACCACCATTCTTACCTGGATCTATTCCTATGTAGATCCTATTATCCATCTCTCTCCACCTCTGGTGTTGTTTTAGATTTAAGGTTTTTAAACGTATTTCCAAGGATCTGTCCAATCTCTGCAGGACTTGCTGCTCCTTTTTTTGCTTCATCCATGTATTTTTTAAATCGTTTAGATTGTTCAGCCAAGTTTTTATGTCTTCCAGATATTTCTTCATCTAATGACCCATTCTGTTTAAATTTTTGTGATGGTGATTGATTACTTGAAGTGGCAGATCCCTTAGTATTATTAGCCCACCTCGATAATCTCCGACCTGTATCCCAAGTCTTCTCCATTTCGTATTTAAGCTTAGTCATGCTTTTATTAGGTTCTGTCCAATAAAGTATAAATTCTTCTAACATTTCTAAATCATATTGTGATTGAAATTCAAAAACTTGTTTTTTGAATCCTTCAGTTCTATCATTTATTATATTTTCTTTACTTTGCTTTACTTTACTTTTCTTTACTTTACTTTGCTTTACTTGCTTTGCAAATGCTACTTCACTTTCTAGCACTTGCTTAGCACTTGCTTTTGCTTTGCCACCTAGTTTGCCAGACTCTCGTCTTTTCTTTTTAATATTATCAAGCTTCTCCATTCTCCTAGATAATGATCTAGAATGGAAAAAATCACCATTAAACTCAAATAAATTATAGTTTTTTAATACATCAGAAATTTTATCAACTTCAGATCTAATATCAAAACAAATACTTTCAACATCGCTAATATGTAATGTATAATTTTCAGTATCTCGCAGTATTTCAATAATCATAAAGTATATACCATAACCCTCTGCTCCGTACTTCATTCGTAATTTCATTAGCCTTTGATCATTCCTGGCATTTGAGTCGTGACTAAAATAATATGCATCTTTCATTTTGTTCCCCTTTTTTGTTTTAAGTATTCTTTTCTTGCTTTTTTTATCTTTTCATTAATAGTCAAAGAAGTATATTCATTTTCATCTAGTTTATCTTTTCTACTAATATAGTCAAAAAATTCTGATATTCTACCCATTTTAATATTCCTATCCTATAGTTGTGGCTTTACTCAACAATTTTCATATAACAAGGGTTAAATTCTGAATCCCCACATCCAGACCAACCTTCTGCTTCTAAAGTTGACGTACAACTAGCCATAAATACCATAAAAAATATGGCTGTCATAAAACCTATAATAAAATATGTATATCTTTTCATACAGTTTCCTTTTCTTTAATTGCAGGACTATGCTCATCACATTCTATACAAACACCATCATCCCAATTTTTGTCATAATTATATAATCTTGCTTTGCAGCACTCACTTAATTTTTCTTTCATGCTATCCCTGTTTGATTGTTTTCATTAAAAAATTTGTTTTTTTCATAATCATAAATATTGTCTAAAGCAATAATAGTATCTTTAATTACGTCCATCCTAAATAAAGCACCCTCTTCTGCAAATCTTTTTGTTGTTTCAACTCCATCTACTTCTCCAGAGTCTGCATCTACTATTATTTTAATTGCTATTATTTTTTTACCCATATTTTTTTTAACCTTTCTGATATTGCCTTAACTACAGGAACACTAACTGCATTCCCTAATTGTTTATATCTCTGACTATCTGATTGTCCTTCTGTCCATCCATCTGGAAAACCCTGTAACCTTTCACATTCTATGGGTGTTAATCTTCTAATCCCATTTTGTATTGTATATTGTTGCATCCCTGTATCTATTGTTTGTGCAGCTTTTTTTCCAACCCTACCTCTTCTAGTTTTAGAATCAGGTACAGATAAATTTATAGAATCACCTTCCTCTGCTACTGCATAACCTTTTTTTGTAGCTTCTTTAACTTGATATAACCCTGTTTTCGCACCCATGCCACCACCATTCTTAATAGTCCTCGCACATCCACTTGGATCATACACTCTTGTAGCTTCTGAATCTTCACCTATTGTTCCGATTTGTTTGAGTCCTTCTTGTGCATACTGTTCACCCTCAACAATGTACGAGCCATCTCCGATTGCTTCGTATCTTGCTTTAAGGGTATTTGTATATTGTCCTTGTAATTCATCAGCCTTGTAACCGATTTCTGCGATAGGAAATATTTTTGGTCGACTTTCTCCTCTAAAACGTCCGACAATGTATATTCGCTCTCTATTTTGGGGTAAAAACCACCTAGTATTAAGTAATTGGCACTCAATGGTATAATCAAGGTCGGCAAGAACTCCGTATATAGTAGCAAATGTTCGTCCATCTTCGTGGTTAAGTAAGCCTTTAACATTTTCGAGTATAAAGTATGGGATTGGTTTGCCAACATCTCTGAAATGTCGTAGAATCCGTGCGATTTCAAAAAATAAAGTTCCTCTGATATCATCGAATCCCTTCCTTTTTCCAGCAATTGAGAAAGCTTGACATGGGAATCCTCCACAAAGGATTTCAATGTTACTTGGCAAATCTCTTTCTGGCTGAACATTGGTAATATCTCCGAGTTCTGTTGCATTTGGAAACCTCTTTTTATATTGTTTATTTGCATATTTATCTATATCTGAAAAACCAACCCAATCAAATTTAAATCCTGCTTGTTCTAATCCTAAATGAAAACCACCTATCCCACTAAATAAATCAAGCATTTTAATAGGGGGAAAATCCGACTTTCCCCCTATCTCATTTTTCACCTCTCTGTTACAGCAACTTGCCATCCTAGTGGGGGATTCCTGAACTGTAACTGTGAAAAATTTTTAAGCAGGGTGCTATACGATGTACGGACTCGTACCTATCATCAAGGTCATAAGGCTTCATTAAGGAGCGACCCTGCTTAATCTTTGTTTTCCTTTTGAAATAAACCAACTATTATTATACCGAAAAAAACTCCTATCCACATACCTATTACTATATAAGCCATCCAATGCATTAGAATAATCTCCCTGTAAAATTTTTAAGTTCTTCTTTAACAGATTCTTTCATCTTATGTCTTTTTTCATATAACTCTCCACGAAGTTCAGGATTGTTTTCCTGGAGTTTTCTTCTGCATCTAGTTATACCAGATACTTCTGCAAAATTTTTCTTTGTAAAATCTAATATAAAATCCCACATAGATATGCTTTCAGCCTGGACTCTTCCACCACATTGATACACCCATACATGGGCAAGTAACAATGAATCATTATCCCTAGCTTTAGGATATTTAGTTAAAATCTCTCTTACTATAAATTCTTTATTTTTAATTTTTTCTATCATAATATTAGAGTAGGGGGGCGAAGAAACAGGCTAAAAACACCCTCATGGGATGTAAACTCCTGAAAGGGAACTTGCCCCCCCACATTTTATTTAAAATGGTAAATCATCACCTTTTTTTTCATTTTGAGATTTTTCCCACAATGCTGCAACAATTTTTTCCAACTTTTCAATCCTCATAGACAATTCATGCATAGCCATTTTGTCTTCTTTAGGTTCAAATTGTTTTTCAAACTTCTTAACAGAATCATGCAAAGGCTTAGATTGTGTTGGTGCAGAATCTTTTTTTGCAGGATTATCAGCCATTTCTACTTTAAAAAAAGCAAAACCCTTATTAATATCAGCATCTTTTACTTTTTCTATAGTCAATGTGTCACCTTTAGATGCACCTAATCCCTGGATCTTCTCATGCAACTTTTCTGTTGCAGAAAACTTTTCTTCACCTGATATTAATTCTTTAATACCATAGGTATATTGTTTTTTTCCAAATTGATTAGTACCTTCTAAAGGCTCATCAAAAAGCAAAGTTACAGTTTCACTTTTATTATCAACGAACTTTATATAATCACTCATTTTCTTCTCCTTTTAAACTATATATTATAGGCAATTCAGTTTTTTCTACTATTTTTGGCATAGATCCTCTGCCATCACGAACCATATACTCAAAATTTTCATACACATTATACCAATTGTAAGGCACAAACTTATATTCTTTTAACTTATATTTACCCTTGGAATTTAAATACAAACAAGCCAATTTATCAATTTTTCCATGCTCATCTCCATATATATGATCCCATAATAATTTATAAGATGTTAATTGTAGTTCGTGATCTTTTGGGTATTCCTTACCTGTTTTTATATCTACAAGATGAATCTTACCATCAGGCATTTTTAATATCTGATCTGCCGTTCCTGCCCATGGAAATAATACTTCCCCATCCTCATCTAATTCATCAGTATATAAACAAATCTCTGTAGCAATAGGCTCTGGAAAATATGTTTGGTAAAAATCTATAAAACCCTGGAGTCTTAATTTAACTTCATCTGTCACATTTTCTATTTGACCTGTATCTTCATTATAAAAACCATTACTTGTATCTACTTTTAATCCCCATATAAGCCACATTATCATAGCATGGGTCTGTGTTCCAAGAAATGCCCTATCTCGTGCATAATCCATAGCATGACGATACGATAAAGAATTACCAAGCCACATATCAAAACCAATACCTTTAGTTAATGTGTTAGATAAAATAGTAGTAGAAGAAGCATTATATACTCTATTTTCAACTTCCACATCTCTTTGATAGTAATACCTACCTTTTGGTGCATCTATGCGAGAAATAGGTATTTTAGAGGTTATTAATTGATCAGGATCAGGATATGATGCCTTTTCAATCTGTTTTTTTGTTACTGATTGTGCCATTGTCTAATCCCTTTTTTAATTATTTCCTGGATAAATTCTTTTTTTAAAAGCTTTCCACCCCTCTTTCTTTTTTCAATAACAAACAACTCTTCAAATTCACTATGCAGCCCAATAGGCAATCCAAAATTTAACTTTACATCATTTCTTAATATTATTTTACTTTTTTCTGCCATTTTCTTTTTCCTTTTTTTCTAATAATTCTTTTTTTCTTCGATCATAAGCAAGTGCCTGTAATAATCTAGCATTATGCATACCACTATCGTAATATCCCACCTATAAAACCCCCTTTTATTTATTTAATAATGACTTCAAGGAACTTAAAGGCATACTGACATTTTTCCATGTCTTGCCACTTCCATCACATTTTGTGCAATAATACTCTACAGTTATATCTTTATCTGACTTCTGATGGTCAAAGTTGTGATATCCAAGACCATTGCAATATTTACATTTAATTTGTTTTTTTAATGTGATTTTATAAGTCATTAGTTCCCTTTTTTAATGATACTTAATTTAAAACATTTAGAAATAACACACAAGTAATTTAAATTATTTTTATAATAAAAGTAACCCCTAGTAATGACAGCACGACCCGAATGCACACCCACACTCTAGGAAAACACTACCAGGGGTTAAATTACCAGACTTCTCGTATTTTTAATTTTACAGTATATTTATTAAAAGCCGTTTGATTAAACTGAAATGAGTTCATGTCAAATTTACATATAGCAAGTTGATTTTGAAAATTCTCTGTAATTGAATTATCACTTTGAAATAAAAATGGAATTTGCCCACCATTTGTTAAGTGTATTGCTCTTTGTAAAGTATTATCTTGCAATAATGTTAAATTTGTGCTATCAGGATTTTCATTAGATAAACCTGCATTATCAGGAAATACTTTTTCCGATGATAAAAAACTAAAACTTAAATCCCAAATTCTTCTACCTGACTTTGCTAACTGTGTTTCTACATCTCCAATTTCAAAACTGTAAGGTGGTTTTGTATAAAAACTATTTGTTAAAGTTGAACCACCTCTTGTAGTAATTTCTTTTACACCTCCATAAGAATACGTTAAAGTCAAATTAAGATCAGGAGAATGTGGAAAATCATAATAAAATCCACACATAATAGAGCCTATATCTATGCTTTGTGGATCAGTAAAAGGTGCTTCACCTCTGTTAAACCAAACATTTTTAACTATATTTGAAGAAAAATCCATTACACTAAAACCCTTTAGGGAACTACCATCTAAAGGATTTACAATTTCTGTTCCTGATATATAATTATCATCTGAATTAATTTCAAAATTTATATCTTCTAAAGAATGATTTAATACTGCAACATAGTTATTATCTGAAATAAAATCATCAGTTATATTAGTATTTAACTGCTGTGTTCTTGGATTATTAGTTATAAAACTTAAAGAATTTGTTTTACTTACAGGCAATGTTCTTAAAATCGGATCTATTTCTACACCTGTTGATGCTAAATATTCAGGTATATTTAGGTATATTCTTGGTGTTTTTACGTTCTGATATGCCATTAATATTTACTCCTTCTAACAATTCTTGTTGGTTTTTCTTTTTTTCTAAAGTTTTTCCTTACTATTACTTTAGAATTTAAGGTTTCTTTAGCACCTGTCTTAATAATATTAGTTGATGGATTAATATGAAATTCACCTTCATATCTTTTGCCATCTTTTGTATATAAATCACTATCAATTCTATTTGTATTTAAATTCTCTATATATTGCTGTTTTACGGCTGTTTTTTGTGGTTTGCTACCCTTTACATACCCTGCACTTAAATCCTCGCTATTTATAGTAATATCTTCAGCTTTACCCATAAGTTCAGGGAAGTCCATGACTCTTTTAATTGTTGTTGGCACTTTTTCAGCATTATTATCTACTGCAATAACTGATGTTATTTTTAAATCACCCTCATAGGAAAATAATCTATCTAAACTACCTTGACCTAATGGAAATACAATTATAGTATTTTTATTGGCTGCTATGCTAAACTCATCTCCACATTCTTTATCTATAGTAATAGCACCTTTATAGGCTATTTGAACTCCTCTTATATTAGTGCCTTGTATTTCAACGTCTCCATTTCCATATAGTAAAGTAGCCATTATTACTCCTGTATCCCTGTGTCTATAATGTCATCACCCATTATTGTAGTTACAAGAGTAACAACATCTAAAATATTTAGACCTCCATCACCATTCATATCTGCTTGTGGGTATTGTGCAAGACTTTCCTCGTTTCCTAATTGTGAAAGAACTAAATTCATCATTTGAACTACATCAACAACATTTAATCCACCTGTACCATCCATATCTCCAAGCATATATTCATTAACTGTGTCATTAAAAATAAAATTAATAACAAATGGGGGAGAATGTTGGTTCTCAAAATTTGTAGTAAAATTAATTTTTACATTAACTGTAAACTCATCTCCATCTTGTTTATCTGAATATGAAAATAATTTAGTAGAATCATTTATAAATGTTATTTTTGATAATCCTGTTGATTCATTTGTTTCTATAATTGGCTGAAGTCCAGATAAATCTTCTGTTGTTATTTTTGGATTATCGCAAGATAATTCTATACTAGCATCATTTATTAATTGATGAACACCACCCTGTAAAATACTTTGAAAGTTTATTTTTAAGCTATTTATACTATAATCAGAATCATCAAAATTTGTTTTATCTACTTCTTGATTAATTACAGTATCGTTATAAGGTATATAATCATATTCTATTGTAGATATAGATGGTGGATTTAAATCACCTGAAAATACACACATAGATGGAACAGGATAGTTGGCATCTTGATTATAATTAACAGCAGTAGTATCCATACATCCTTCTATAATTTCTTGACCTGCATATAACATTTGGTGCATTTGTATTAATTCTAATGAAACACTATCTAATGTTTTATTTGTATTAACAACCATAAATCTAGGATAACAAGTTTGCCCATTAAGAGGATTTGTTTTTGCATAGTCAATATTATAAGGTTTAATACCACCTATAACACTATCAAATTTAACTAAATCACCAATTTCTATTTCTAATCCTGCAGACAAAGGCAGTTGAACTTTCATTTTTAAATGTTGATTGCAATGCCAAGATAATAACCAGGAAGCAAATCTTTCAGCAGTTAAATCGTGTCTTATATATTTACCCCTGTCATCATCTATTATTAAAGTGCTTTCACTATGGTCGGTTTTAATTCCATAATAATCAAAAAATTGTTGATTCTGCTCTGTGTTTAAGTCTAATACCTCATCTACTGTTATAGGCTGTATTTCTTTACTAAATTCTTCTCTTGCATAATCCCAATTATATTTAAATTCTATCTTAGTATATATATCTTCAGGTTTTGTTCTTGAATAAGAAAATGAAATAATATTATCTTCTTCTATAGTGTGATCTGCAACACCACCCTCTTTAGGTATTACATCAAATTTAAAATTACCATTATAATCAAATCTTGGTATCATAGGAGAAGCAGAGCCAATATTTTCTATTAATTTTTTACTGTTAATAGTATCTACAACTGTAAAATCATATATCCAATCTTCATAAGTATTATCTTCAGGTTGTATTATATTAGAAACACCAAGTTCTTGTGTTAATATGTGATTTATACAACTATTAGAGTTTGGTCGTTTGTAAATAATTTCAATATCATCATTTTCATCTTCATACTGTTCTTCCCTATATGCCCTTCCTCTTAAATAGCCATAATATTCCTGTTCAAATATTTTAGTAGGATTTACATATCTATATATATCTATTTCTTGTATGTTGCTACCACTTAAATCTAAAGTACTTGAAACACTATTACTGCTTAAATCAATAGAAGAACTTATATTAATTTGAATTGCTGCATTTGAATTGTATCCATAGCTTTCATTTTCCATAGACTTAAAGCTAAAAATATGCTTTAAAACGTCATTATATAAAGAATTTGGTCTTTCTCCAAACTTATCATAGATGAAATAATCATCTGAAGTGCCTTGTATAAAGTCTGCACTTTGACCATCCTTTGGATTACTTTGTATAGGAAAATGGGTTTCACTATGTGAATTTTCACTAAAACTTGGTAAATTAAATGAAATATCTGTATTGTTAATTTTCATTCCAAAAATTTTTGCAGGACTTTTGCTTTCTAGGTAATCATAATTTGGCACACAATTAAAATTTAATTTTAATAATAACAATTCTGTTTTAATGGTCTGATTATCATTGTAGACTAGAATAGTCCTAAAATCTATTGCAAGGTTTCCTGAATTTGGAGCATTATAAAACAATATTATATCATTACTTTCTGTTATAGTTTCATAAACTGAACTCAAAAAAGTATAGTTCCTATCAGAACTCCAATTAACAATATTATCTAAATAGCTTCCATCTGAAATTTTACCTAAAGAACCATAAGGTATATCAAAATCATCATTATTAAGTTGAGAATCTTCTAAAGTATTAGACAAAGAAACTTGATAGGCTTTAGAACTATCTACAGAATATAAATAATTTTCTTGCTCTATTTCAGGTATCCCTGTTCCACTATTAATTAGAGAACCTTTAAGAACGTGGGAATTAGCTGAATTAAATACAATTCTACTGCCAATTTCACTAAATTGTTTTATGTTGTCAGCATCATACTGTTGAACATTTACATAATTGTCACCTGTGTACATATACAATGGGCTTGTATTTATAGTGAAATTACTATTGTTAAATTCAATATTATTAAGACCTAAAGAATTAAATCCAACATCATAAACATCACCAATTAAAGATGTATAATTTTCTTGAAAATACATTGGACTTTTATCAACCTCGCCAAACACCATTGGAATAGGTTTATTTCTATATTTTTCAGGAACATCAAGGGTTGTAGGCATTTTATTTATAGGCAAATCTTGATGTAGTGATTTCTGACTACTATCCTCTACTATAATTTTAACCTTTTCATCTGTATGCTCATACCTTCTAACTATGCCTTTGTAAATCTGAAATGGAACATTAGATTGTGAAACATAGTATATATTGACTTCAGTATTTATAAGTGAACCTGTAACAAGTTCTGAAAATCTTTGCCCTTCATACTCATAATTAGTTATATCTAAATTAATAGAACTAATTTTATAGTTTCTTTTTTCTAAATCAATAGACTCTTTTAGTGATGGAATATTTAATAATAATGGTTTATAAAACTTGCCATTTAAGCTGTAAGCATTAGTTGATATATAAATATCACCTATTTCTACAATAGGAAATAAATTAGTATTTCTACCTAAATCTTTTCTAAACTCGTTAGGAAGTTGCAATGCCAAAGTCTGTTCCCCTTCTTATTGCTTCTTTTATGTTTTCTGCAAGTTCACCTTCTACAAAATCTTGTGATAATACATTACCTGATACATTTACAGTTACACCTGCTGATGGTGCATTTGGTGCAGGATCGCCACCAAGAGGAGTAATTTGTACCCTTTCTTTCCCACTTGGATTATCCCCAACCATGATTAACTGCCTACCATTAGTAACAAAATCACCACCTTCTGCAAATTGTGGCACATGGGCTGCTAAATTTCTATCAAATATTGATGATGCAATTCCTCCTGCCCCTGCTGCTAATATAGCACTTAATGGAAAAGGAAAGTTTCTTAATATAGAAGATATTAATCCTGCAACTCCCTCCATATATTCAGCCTTAACAACAGCAGCCATTGCATCTCTTGCTGAACCTGTTGTTTTTGCATAACCCTCTAGTTCTTTTTTAGTTAATTTAGCTGAAGCTATAGAAGCACTCGTTAAAACTGGCTCTTGTTTTTTAATTTCAGTTAAATAATCTTTACTTACATCTGTTCTTTTTATCTCTGATACTATAAGAGGTTGCATTGCAGCTTCCATGTCTGCAAAAGCACTTTCTGTTGAAACAGCATTATTTAATATATCTTCTTGTAATTTTCTAAAATAACTAGAACTTATTGCAAGTGATCCTAGTTTTTCTGTAACATTGTCAATAGCATCAGCAAAAAAATTAAAAAGTTTTGCATTCCTTTCAGCAGTTAAAGAAACATTTTTTCCATCTTCATCTGCAGTTGCTAAACTGTCAAAAAATAAAGTAGCATTTTCAGCAGCACTCTTAAATGATAAAGATACTTTTGTTACTGAATCTGCCAATAAATTACCTATTGCTTCAGAAGCATCTCCTGCTGCATTTCCTGCCTGGGTTATTGCTCCTGCCATTGTTTTTGCTTGTGCAGTTGCTTGTCCACCAAATGTTTCAGCTATATTTTCTGTTAAAGTATTTAATCTTTCAGTTGACCCTACAGCACCTGTTACCTCAATTCCATATCTTGACATAGCATTAGTAGAAGATCCTAATGTTTTAGCAACAAGATCAGCAGCCGAAAACAAATCCATACCTTTAGCAGCTGCTAAATCTAACGTGGCTTCAGTTGCCTTTTTAATGGCTTCTTCATCATCGGTAAATGCTGCTATAAGTGCTTGTGCTTGAATTATATTTTCATCACCAAATGTTGTTACTTGTTGCAATGCAGATGCTTGTGCTAATAAAGCTGAAGATGTTCTGCCAAGAGCAGTTTCTAACTGTTTTTCTGCTTTCTCTTGCTCACCATACAGTCTTACTGATTTAGCCAATGCTGCTCCTACACCACCAAATGCAAATGAAACTAATAATAAATTATTTCTTAAAGCACCCATACTTCTACGAAGCCCTGCTGTTGCAACTCGCATCCTACTTAAATCGCCTTCTGACTTTTTAGCCTTGTCGCCTACATCTTTTACATTCGATGCCGTCTGCTTTAATTGTGCATTAGCTTTTCTATTCTCTACTAGGAGTTTAATTTTTAATTGGTTATCGGTCATTTTTCATTTTCTCCGTTAATTTTCTCTCTCTAATAGCGAGTGCGTGTTTAATAATATAATATTTATCAATCCATACTGAAGGTGTTTCATTATAGCTACCAGGGTATGGTGGTGTATTTGTTTCATTGCAATACACATACATTGATATATCTTCTTGGCTGTTTGCATTTATTATATTATTAACACAACAAAAAAAAGGAAGTTGCTCATATATATTATTTAATGTAGTGAACGTACTCCCTTTCTTTATTTTGTCATCGGACTCCTCTTTAAGTTTTTTTATATATGCCCATATATCATCAATTTTGTTAATTGTGATTGACTTATTTATTTCCCCACTTAATATACTTCGAAATGTATAAGGAAATTCATGCCAATTACAACCCTCGCACTCTCTATCTATTAATACATTTAATCCGAGGACGAGGGATTGGTGGGGTTTACAATCTGTGATTCCTTAATTAATTCAGCAAGTTCATGTTGTTCTTTGTCATCAAGTTGCATTATTATATCATCTGGAACAACCTCACCATTTTTTGCAACCCAATCGCCAAGACCACCACATCCCTTATCTATCCATGCATCTTGAACTTTATTTAAACCATGATACCCCATTGAGCCATCTGGATATAATCTCTGACTCCCAAGATCTTTTATGTTTCTTATTTCAACACGAGAAAGTTTACGAATAACAACTTTTTTCCCTGTTGAGAGTGTTTTTTCGGTCATGCTTTTAACCCTTTATATTAAGTAAGCTTTATAACAGCTAAATTACCACCACCATCCTCACTACTTGTAGCTGTAAAGTCTACAGTTTGAAATACTCCTTCTTCAGCCATATCATATGAAACATTTGAAACCAAAGCAGTTGGAATACTAAAATCAATACTTGATCCATCCCCTAAAGCAATAGCACATTCTGCATTTGCTTTCCAAAATGTATCTTCATTAATTTGTTGTAATGAGTCTGCTTTCATTGTCATTGATCCTGTGATAGAAAAAGCACCTGATCTTACATATCCATCAGTTTCCCCTGATGATCCTTGATACCCAACTCTACTAGCAGGATTAGATATAGTTAAAGAAAAAGATCTAACTACTGCTGCATCTCCACCTACAGTAGATGTAGTGCAATCAAACAATCCTTTAGAATAGTCAGAAGCAGATGTATCTGCTGAAACAGTATTTTCTTCAATTATTGGCTTATATCCTGACATAAATTGTCCTGATGCCCTTAATCTTCCACCATCTGTTCCTGCATCCATAGAAAGTGTTAAATTTTGCAATATTGCACTATGCATATAATGATCCCTTGTAGATAAAGGGTTTTGTATTATTATAAATGCACATTTATCCTCATCAGTAGTATCAGCATGTGCATAGTTTGCAGGAGATATTGTGTCATCATAGTTAATAGCAGTTGTTATTGTATCTCCATGAAGTGGATGCATTAAATGTAATAAATTTTGGATACCCTTCTCATTGTCTACTACCCAATCAAAATCCCATGTCCATACACCTGAACCATAGTGATTTATTATATCTTCTGTTCTCAATGTTCGACTACCAGACCTTGCAACTTCTGATCTTTGATATGCTGCTGAATAGTCTATCATGTTAACAGGTGAATCAACTCTCATTAAAACTTTGCTATCAGCAACAGCATTTGCATCCTGTGTTACTGCCCCTATAGCCCCTGCTGAAGAACTTGCATTGTTATCGGCTATGCCAACAATACAGCTAAACTCTCTTCCTGAATATGCTTGTGCCATAATTTACTCCTTTGTTATAATATTATTATTTAACCAACTCTTAACTTTTTTATTACTTTTATTAAGAGATACTGACTTGCCTTTGCTTAAATTGTCATATTCTGGAAATGAATTATTATACATAGAAGCAAACCTTTCAGGGTCAGTAGCCTTATATTTTATTGTTGTTTTTTTAGCCATACAATACCTCTTAATTTATTAATTTTCTCTCATAATTTTGCAATTAAATACAAATTTAGCTGTATTTAATCCTTCTATTTCCTCTTCCTCTCCTACAAATTCATTTACCACAAAACCTTCGCACACACCATCAATCCATGTATATGTAGAAGAATCTATAGTTGTGCTTTTTGATTTATTGTTAAAAAGTAATTGATAAATTCTTTCTGCATCATTATAAAATTGCTTATAAAATGCTTCTCCTGGCTTTTTTTCCATCTCATACAAAGCTATTTCAACATTATACTGTTGCTGCCAAGCAGAAGATAAATACTCTGTTGTTTCTGATTCTAATCCCCAAATACGAATACTAAATGGATCTTTGTGCATAATCTCTGGAGCAATATATATTTTTCCATATTTATATTCAGATATAAAAATATCCCTTAATGGGTCTAAACAATAATCATAAAATATGTTGTCGTAAGATATAGCCATTATCTCCTCGTCATAGTTACTGAGCCTATAGAAGACATATCTGCATCTATTGATGAAGAATGCACTTCTATTTCATATTCATCGTTTGCATTAGTTACAGCAGAAGAAACATCATCACCACTAAATCTAATATATAAACCTGATGTTACATGGTCATAATCGCCTGTTATCTTCTCTTCTGTTATAACTTGTTCATTTTTTAATGTGTCACTATCTTTCACCCATACCGAATAAGTAGATGTTCCTATAACCCCACCTGTAATTACTTTTAATTTTATAAGATCATACCCAGGAACATTGTAATTACCTTTTAATTCTACAGGTCGAAGGTCAGATCCTCCATTTACTGAAACTTCCCTTATAACACCTTTTGATGAATCAGATGTAACTGAATGTGGTAAAACAATAGATCCACTCTTTAAGCCATCAATTATTTCGTCTAATTCGCTTTTAAATGGTTCTATGATTTCATTATTAGGATCATGTGATTTTAATAATAATATAACTGTTTGCAAGGCTGTAGCATGAACAATTATTTCTGGATAATTGCCTTCTCTATCTTTCATAACCTCTCTAGACATTCTATTATCTAAATGTGATTCAATTAATCTTGATGCTTTTCTTCTAAATCTTGTTTTTATAGTAGCCCAATCATCTCCTGCTTCCATAACTCTTGCATTTGGTGCTGTTGCACTATCATAATAATAAACTGTATCCAAATTTGAATCATAATACCATTCACCATTAGCATCAACTACACCACTATTTGCCTCTGCATCACCCAAGTCCTCTCCATCTGCAAATAAAAGTGTAACCAATCCTGAATTTCTAACAAGATACAAATGTGATGTTCCTGTTGTTTGCCAATTATATAGCCTTCTTTTTAAATCATATTCAGCTATATGAGGATAAACATCCTGGAGATCCCTATCTGTGCAATACTCTATAGTGCTAGTTACAGCCATTAATACCTCCTACCATTTTTTGCAAGACCAATATCTTGCTGTTGTCTTATCTTTAGCAGTTGCACACTTGTGCCTTGCCCTAAATGATGCTCTTGCTGTTGGATTAGATTTCCTAATTTTCATATTAGGATCACCAAACATAACCTTTTTTACTTTTGAGCCATCTTTTACAAAAACCTTAAACTTTTTACGACCATATCCTGCCTGACCTTTTGTAATCCGACTTGGCTTATTTAATCTAACTGATCTGCCTTGATATTTAGCCATTTCAGCGTTTTTTCCTTGTCATTTTCTTTTTAGGTCTTCCTACTTTTTTTCCGTATGTTCCTTTTCCTTTAGGCATAATTTTCTCCTTTAACTAAAGACGTAAGCACCTATAGTTGTTGTTATTTTATCATTCGTACTTCTACCAAATATGTTTGCAATAGCATTGTCCTTGCCATTTACTGTTGATGCTTTTATACCACCTGAGAAAGCAGAGTCATAAGCAGCATTTATTACAAATTGTGCATTAGGTAGTGATGGAATAGTCCATTCTATTGCACCTGTTTTATATACTACAGTTCCAACTTCATTACCTTGATATATTAGCTTACCTTGACCATTGTCATACATAAAGGCATCTATATTAGGATATGTAGCACCTGAATTAGTATCAATTATTGTATCATCAGGCAGCTTTGCTTCAACAGGTGCATTAATTACTGCATCATCAGGGAATATACCTGCACTACCACTAAATAAGTTTGTTCCACTACCTGCATCTTCTAGTAATATTTTAGAACCATTTGTTCCATCGTGAGGTGCTAAGTGACTATTAGAAGTAAATCTTAATCTTCCATTTACTATTGATACTGTACAAGACATCCCATATAAAGCATTGCCTGTAGTTTGTGTTGCTGTATTTATAGCAGTTTGTATTTTATTAATAACTCCATTAGTTCCACCAAAATTAACATTACTTGAATCAGTAGTAAAACTAATAGTAGCAGCACTTGAATCATCTATTGTTAAATTAAAAGCCATCGTTGTGGAGGTTGCCAATTTTGAAGAAGTTGAACCTGTAATCATTATGTTAGTTGCTGTTCCACCAAAACTAATTTCTTGGTATGCACTTTCATAAAACTTAATAGCAACAGAACCTTGAACTAAGCCTTGTGCTGCATCATTGGCAGCAAGACTTCTGCCCTTACCAAAGAAATTTCTTGATTTCCATCTTCCTTTGCCATCTGTTTGAACAAGCTGTGAACTTCCATGCAATCTTCTATCGTGGTCATAATATTCATTAAATATTGGAAAATGAACATTAGCACCACTTACTGCACCATTAGTACTATCTGTTTGACTATCTTTGTCTGCTTTAGATGTTCCAAATAATGCTCTTGTTACCACTAATGTTCCTGCACCATCTTGATCATCACCACTATCATCTATTGTTATCGAGGTTACTTCCATTACCTCTATTCTTGTAGCTGTTGTAGCATTTATACCAACTTGAACTAAATCACCTACTTCAAATGGTGCTATATCTGCTACTTGTAATGCAGTTTCACTATCTTCCAATGCACCATCAAGATTTACACCTGTATCTACATATAAATTGGCATCAGGAACAGCATTGTCTAAAGTTGCACCATTACCTGCAGAGTTTGCAATTGTTCCAAAATCTATATAACTTAAATTGGGTAGTATAATATATTCATTAGGATGTAATAAAAAGTGTATTTTTTGACCATCATTGCCTACTGTATCAGGAGACGCGTGTGACCATTCTGTCATATAGTAATATAATTCTGCTGTTACATCACCCTCATTACATAAAAGTAAAAATTTACAATCCTTAAATGAACCTGCAGGAAATGAACTATCTGTATCAAAGTTAATTATCTGGACACCTACATCTACAGCAGATATAGTTTTTTTAAGAACTGAAGATTCTTGATACTCTCTTTGCAAGTTTTTGATTATTTCTTTACCATCATAATTAACATTTATTGATGCTGTTAAATTTGTTCCTGCTCTTTTTTTGTATGTTGCCATTTTATCCCCTTACCTTAAATGATATTTAATTGTTGCTGATATTGTAAAATCAGAATTGTTTGTATCTGATGCAAAACAAAATAAAACTAATTTACCTGCATTAATATTTGACGAACTTATAGACATTGAATTATAATATATTTGCTCATAACCTGCATTTGTAATATTTGAACTACTTGCTATAAGTGTTCCATTTGATAAATCCCCACCTGTAGAACCATTATCTGTGTCTATATCATAAGCCATAACTGATGCCTTTGTTACATCTCCTGTAGCAGCATCTGCACTATGTAGCCAATGAACTGCATCTACTGTTATATTATCAGGAACATACCAATAATGTTGTAATGCTTGATGTGCAGTTGTAGATATTGTTAATGATGATGCAGGGTTAGTATCTCCAAATGATGAAGTATTAGCTGTTCCCATAGTTAAAGTTGCACCTGAACTAATCTCATAATTTGTTACAAATGGAACGGCATACCAAGTATCTACACCATATCCTGATGAAGAAACATTTGTAACTCCAAAATGAACATATTGTGTATTTAGTGCATACTGTGAAGCACCTGTTAATACTTTAGAATTAGTTGTATCAACAGATAATATACTATTACCTGCTTGATTAGCAACTACGAATGTTCCAGTTGTATCATCATTTTGTGGCTGAACCTTTAACACATCATCACTTAGCGATACTGCTGTATTAACACCATCACCTGTTTGTAAATTCCTTGTAGTAGCATCTACTCCTGTATTGCTACTTTGATTTATCTGTAGTATTCTTTTAAAAAAATTACTAAATGGATTGCCTTGAAATGTAGGCATTATTTCATCTCCTCAAATGCTTTTAGTTTTCCAATTTCTTGATGATATATTTCTTTTATTTGCTCAATCCTTGTTTTACATTCTGCAATTTTCTCATCAAGTGTTTGTTTTTTAACTACTCCATTTTCTTTTTGTTTTATTGCTGTTTTTTCCATTAAAAATTACTCCCAAAAAAGTTTGCATTATGTGTTACTGCTGTTGCAGTTCCTGCTGTATAATCTATATATGAATCTCTACTTGTTCCTGTATAACTTGATAGATATACTCCACTTGTAAATAAACCTGAAGGTTCTATATCTAAATAATCATAATCATAATTCACTACTGCAATTTTAAATGTATCAAGTGAAGCCATATCACTTAAAGCATCAGAATTTAATGTAAAATCATTGTATCCACTTGTACTCCAAGTAGATACCTCACTTGAATACTCTACAACTGAAGTTGATGCAAATGTTCCTGCACCTGAGCCATCTGAATTTCCAAGAGGAGTTTCACCATTTGTTATAGAGCTATAATCTAAAACACTTCCTCCTGTTGTTTCTTCTCCATCGTGAAACATATAATCAGACTTTAGTGCAATTACATCTGATGATGATGTACTAAAGCCATATATTTTAAAAGTAGCACTTGATGGTGCTACACTAATTCCTGATGTATCAAAACTCCAAAATGTCCTTGATATAACATAAGATGTTCCACCACCCCTACCTGAAGCTCGTTGCGCTCTATGAGCAGCACTTATACCACTAACACTACCTGTTGAAAAAGTAGCATTACCACCTACTGTTGCACTTCTACAGGCTGCCCAACTTGTATTATTGACAAGCTGAACATAACCATCAGACCCTGCAGTTACATAGATATTAGGCATTATGCTACCACCTTTGGTATATAATAAGTAGTTTCATTAAAATATAAATTACTATCAGGACTTACAGATATTTGTTCAAAACTAATATTGTCAAAATTATGTTCGTTTCTTTCCTCTGAATAATTATTCCAATAAGTTACTTTTGCATTTGACTTTCCTTTAGATGCTATAAATGATTTAAAATTATTCCAATTTTCATCTGCAAATGTATCTAAAAATATTCCATCATAAGTAGATAAGCCATTAACATTATTCCAATCACCTTCTATAATAGTTACATTAGTTTTACCACTTGCCCAAGTATTTAATCTTGATATTATTTGTGGATGTATCTCTACTATTGTGTGAGAATTAACACCTTGTGCTTGTATGTAATCTGAACATATACCCATTCCAAATCCTATTTCTAAAATATCTCCTTTGCTTTGACAGATATATTCTGCACTCTTTTGCATAATTGGTGCTTCCCAATTCATCATAACTTCTATATCTGTAGAACTATCTATTATTTTTGTATCACTAAAGGTTAATGTATTGTCTTTAAATGCCATTAGAACTGAAAGTCCAAACTTGCTACACCATAAGCAATTTGATTGTCTGCATCATAAAAAAATGAAATAATATCAACGTGATTAGCATCTGTTGTTAAAGTTGGATTGCTACCACCTGCAAATTTAACTGTTGCACTTCCACTTGCTGCATCTGAATTAACTACATCCCACACTTTATAATTAGTAACTGTTCTACTCCCTGTTCCATCTTGCTTTAATAATAAAGTAAAATTCCCTGATGTTTTAGGAAATATTAAGTTTAAATCTGTTATATTACCACTACCAAAGGTAACGAACTGCTTATTTCCTGTTATAAAACTAACATCTGTATCACTAGCATTATATGTAGGTGTGACTAAGTCAAAACCTACTCCACAACCATCAAATTCAACGTGTCCATCTGCAACAACACTTAAATGAGCATCAGCACCAGCATCATCCACAGTTTCAATAGTTGAAGCACCATTTGCTTCACACTTTATCTTAAAGTAATCAACCAGACTTGCACCTGCATTTTCTGCTAACAGGAAAATTGATGCACCGTGATGTGCTGATAAAGAGCCAAATGTTGTCCCTGATTGTTTTAATAAAATTCCTGAAAAATCATCATCTGTTAGTCCTGCATCTAAGTTTAATTCACCATCAGAATCAAGTGTTAAATGACCATCAGCAGCATCACTTATAGTTTCTAAAGTAGTAGCACCTGTTCCACCTACTACTGTTATCTTAAAAGCATCATCAGTATCACCTGCATCTCTAAAATGAATTATACCTGAATGTGCATCAAGAATAATATCACCATCTGCATCTAAGGTTAAATGTGCTAAAGCAGCATCAGCATCAGTAGTAGATAAGCCTGTAGCACCATTTGTTGTTACATATAAGGTAGCTGAATCAGCTTGATTTGTAGCATCAAATAAAGACATATATCCTGAAGTTACTGCAAACTGAACCATAGTAACACCTGCATTTGTATTTAGTTTAACATCTGCACCTGTTGGAGTTAAGGTTATATCACCTGCAGTTGCTGATATATCTAAATCACCACTAATGCACGTTATAGAATCAACTACTATATCACCAAAAGTTAAATCTGTAACCTCTCCTATAATATTACCTGCAACCTTTAAATCTCCTACAACCTCTAAGTCACCTGTTGCCCTTATATCTGTTTTAGATAATTCAAGAGGTGAAAGCACATCACCTATTTGAACTAAACGTAAGTTTTCATCTAATTGCAAGTCATCTAATATATGAAGTGTATCAGCCAACTTTTTTCTCCAATGCTGTAATTCTATCATCAAATGGTTGCATAGGATGTGAGTCTTTACCTAAATCAATCACTATTTTTTCCAATGCTTCAATTTTAATCTTCATATCTTCTACTTGCTTATCTAATTCATTTGGCTGCTCTACATATTGCAGAACTTTATCCAATTTAAACACCTTGCATAAGTGATCAGACACTTTAGGCAATATAATTTTTAATATAACAGGAGCAAATTGATGAATCATTTTTTACCCATATCCTCAATTACATCTTTAACTGCCGATAAAACGCCCTCTGCTAGTGCTATTTCGTCAGATTCTTTCACAAAGGGTATATCTACCTTTGAAGCTATTTTAGTGGCTAATTCCTTCTTATTTTGCTCTAATTGACCTATCACCATATTAATAGCCATTTTTTTTATTGCATCTATTAATGCTTTCATCTATTATTTTCCTTTCAATATAAAATCTATTATTATTTTATTATCAGAGCGTCCATCGCTTACCCATTTTTTCAATTTCTCAGTATCATCTCTTTCCTGATCAAATCTTAAGTGCATTTCTCTTTTAATTTCTTTTATTTCTTTTAACAGGTGGTCATGTCGAGAATCAAAACGAATTAAAGTGTCCTCTACTTTATCTTTTAATATATATTTTACTACCCAAGCTAACATTCCCATTGATGCTACTGCAATAGCAACAGGAAAACCTAATTCTTGTATTAAAGTAACTATCTCTTGACTCATTTGTTATACATTTTCCTTTTAAAGTATTCTAAATCATCTTCCATACCACTTATTCTTGCATCCATTACTCTTATTAATTCATCTTGTCTTACATCAGATGGTATTGGTGCATCTTGTAAAGATTTCATCTCATCTATGTATTGACCATTTCTTTCTGATTGGTTTTCTACAAATGCTATCCTAGTTGTTAATTGACTATATCCCCAAATCATAGCTGACAAAAAGCCTACAATTTGTATAATCATAGGCAAACTAATATTTAAACTTGTTTTATCACTTATTCTATTATTCATCTTCTTCTTTTATATTCCAAAAATGCTGACTCCTGCCATCTGTGCTATCTATACAATTGCAACACATAAAATCTTCTTCATCTATTTCAATATTACATTTATAGCATTTTTTCATTTTTTTGGTTTATCCTTACCCCATACTACATCATCGTCAGAAACGTGAATATTAGTAGAGCCTTCAGTTAAACTTACTTCTTTATCACCAAGCCTAATAGATTGTGATTTTGACTTTTCTTTTATAACTAATTCAATTAAAGCAGCATTTTGGTCAGAATAGCCTTTAATAATAGATACAATCGGATCTTCCTTGTCCTTGTGTCCTGTCATTGTATTTAAAATTGATATTAAAGCCATTGATGTAGATGATGTAGCTGCAGATATAATTGCGATTGCAGACATATCTTCAATATATACAATAGAACCAACTAAACCTGCAAAAAGTAGTATAATGGTAGGCAATGCCCATTTAGCAATATTAACAGCAGCTTTATCTCGCATTATGCGAATATCCCTTGCTCTTTGCTGTTTTATTTTATCTATATCCTGGCTCATTTATCTTTTTTCCTTAAACCATTGCCTGATAGCTTAACCAAAACATCAACAATGGAATCCATTCTTTCGAAAAGTTGCTTATTGAGTGCAATATTTTCTTTATGTAATTCCCTATTTTGCTCACGTTCTTTTTTAGAATTGTCAATAAGTGCAATAACAATCTTTTCAATTCTTTCAGCATTCTGTTGTATCTGCCTTAATAGGTCTGCACTTAACCATTTGAATAGCTGTATTCCACCATAAGACATTCCTAATAGCATTACAACAGGTAAGCCAAATCTTTCTGCAATACCTATAAAATCTTCCATTAACCATGTTCTGCTACAATAGATGCTAATTTCTCACATCTATTTTTAGTTTGTCTATACCATAGACTATCTTTCATTTCATTGGATGCAGTTTTCCAATCTTTATTTTTCATAGCTGCAATCATTTTTTTAAATTTTAACATACCTGCTGTTCCTAATTGAAATGTCATTTCTATAATTACACCTTGAACTTTAGGAGGTAAATCTGCATACCAATCAAGTCTATCTAATAATTTTAAATGTTTTTTTGGGATTCTTTTAGAAAGAATATAGAAGGATTCTTCTTCTGTAATGTAGGTAAATCCATGTCCAAAAGTATCTACACCTTCGGAGCATTTATAAACTTTACCATTATTACCAAATCCTTCATGCTCTGCAATTCTTTCTATAAGAGCCTTGAAGTCTGGTATCATTATTTCTTCTTTGGTTTAGGTTTTGATTTAGCTTTTGGCTTTGGCTTTTCTACAACTTCAACCCAACCTTTTTCTGCTAATCTATTTAATTTTTTTTCATTTAAATCTTTAACATCAAAAGTCTTTTTTACACCAAAGCTTTCTTTTCTTTTACCATTATAAATAAATGTTTTATCTGACATAATAATCCTTTTTTTTGCAAGAGGGGGCATTACTACCCCCTCTCAACTATTTAGATGTTATTAATCTAAAGAATCATACAATGCGATGATTTTTCTATCACCTGCTGAATCAGCATTTCTTACAGCACATCCATATAATGCATCAGCAGACACTAAGTCTTGCATATATGTATGTTGATAAGATTGTTGAACAGTAGATTTTTGCATTGCAAAATAAAGAGCATCTTTATGTATTGCAAAGCCCATTAGATGATCATCATCAGCAGTATCACCACCACTAGAGCCTGTGTCAAAACCTGTCCATGCAGTTGTTCCTGTTTCAGCATTTGCAGAAACTGAAGCAACATCCATATAAGCATTGTTTGACATTACAACAGGCATACCTAATAATGTTCCAACTGCACCTGTTCTAGCAAAATCAGCACCTAAAGGAGCATTTGCTGTACCTTGGTCAAATGAAGATCCACCAAGATTAGCTAAAGCACCATAAGTTACAGGAGATAAAACTAAAGTCCAACCATTTGTATCGCCTGTTTCACCTACTATTAATCCCATTAAAGATGCAAGATTAGCTTCAGTAAAAGAAGTGCCTACTTCAACAGCTGCTGTTGTGCTTGTAATACCATCACCAGAACCTAAAACTGATTCTAGATTAGATACTATAGAGTAAGCAACATAATTGTCAATTGCTCTAGCAATAGCATAACCCATTTGACTTGCATATAAGCTAAATAAATCATATGTAGCCTGTGCTTTTACAGCATCTGGTATCCAAATAGGAGCAACATGATGCTGATCTATTGTTAATGTTGTTGAAGTTGCAGTATCACTACCTGAAACATCTAAAGTAATAACTTCTGCATTTTGTGTTACAGGTTTTACAATTGGAGTTCCAACATGAGGTAGATTAATTTTATCACCACCCTGTGCCTGTGCGATAGCAGACAAGTCAGTTCCAAGTTTTGCCATAACTGTGTTTTTATTAAAAGAATCTAAAACAGCTTGACCCCAAACTTCTGGAACAAACTGATCTCCAATAGTATCAGCATTAGCACCTAAAGTACTACTTCCACCGACACCACCAATTAATATATTCGAACCTAAAGGATCTGTAAGAGCCATAATTCACTCTCCTTCTTATTTTTACCCTCTATCAACTGCCCTGGTAGACCTTCAAGTAGGGTTAATTTTATGGTTTAAATGTTTGCTCGTGCCACTTTTTCCGTTCAGCCTGTGTCATATCTGCATAATTTTTATTATTCAATACATTTCTAACAGCACCTAAAGACTCTTTAGGATTAGCTGTAGGATCTGGTTGCATAGCAAGTTTTTCTTTTGTCAACTCTTCTAAAAAGTCAACACTTTTTGTTGAAAGATATTCTTTTCTTTCATCATCAGTAGCCAAACCATTAACTAAATTTTGTTTATAAGTGCTTACTATATTAGATTGAGCATCTAATTGTGTTTGCAACTGTTCAATAGTTGATGTTTTCTCTGTTATGATTTCTTGATACTTACCTTCTTCTTCCAACTTTTTAGTTCTTCTTTTTTCTTCATCTGCTTTATATGAAGCTAATTCATCCCTTAACTCATTTCTTTGAGATTTATACTTCATAAGTTCTTGCAATAAACCATCATCTGAACTAGGACTTTGGTCATTCTTTGCCACAGTATCTTGGGCTTCTTGAGTCGGAACTGACTTCATTTCTTCGGACATTTTCTCTCCTTTTATTAAAATTTATTAGAAATAAATTATAATAATTTATAAATTAAACCACTATTAAAACAAAATATTTGTTAATAACTTGTGGATAACTTAAAACAATATAAACAGCAATGGTTTGATTTTGTAGAATACAATCCACACCCTGGGCAAATGCTCCTACACAATCCACCGAAGGGCGAATACCATTATGAGCATAATCCTAGTGGTGCTAGGTTTATTGTAGGCTGTTGTGGTAGAAGATTTGGAAAATCTTATTCTGCTGCAAGAGAAGCTGAAGTTGTTGTCACACAACCTAATAAAGTAGTTTGGATAGTAGCACCTAGTTATAACACATCAGAAAAAATATTTAGAATAGTATATGATGAATTAGTCGTGAAAAAAGGTTACAAGCCATCTCATTATTCCCATAAAGAGCAGATCTTGAAGTTTGATTGGGCAGGAGGTCAATCTATTGTATGTGGAAAAAGTGCAGAACACCCATCTGGACTAATAGGAGAGGGTTGTGATTTAGTTATTCTTGATGAAGCAAGTAAAATACCAAATTTAAAGAGAATCTGGGAAATGTATGTACGACCCACCCTTTCAGATAAAAAGGGTAGAGCCATTTTTATCTCTACCCCTGATGGTTATGGAACTTTTTACGAACTTTATTTAAGAGGTAAAACAGAACCAGGATGGTATTCTTTTAATTCACCTTCTTGGCATAATACTTTTGCTTTTCCAAATGGTGAAGATGATCCTGACTTACAAGAAGCTAGGCAAACATTGTCTAAAGAAGTTTATGACCAAGAATATAAAGCTGAATTTACTTCATTGTCAGGTAGGATATATGGAGATTTTACAAGACATGATAATGTTGGAGAGTATCATTATAATTATAATTTGCCAACTTTTTTAAGTGTTGACTTTGGTTATAGAATGCCTTGTGCTTTATTTTTTCAAGTTGCAAAGGGGGCAGACGGACTAGAACATATTTATTTAATAGATGAGATAACTCATAAAACTAATATGAGAACTTTAGATTTAGTGAATGCAATTAAAGCAAAAAATTATAGATTAGTTAGGGTATTTGGAGATCCTGCAGGTTACCAAGTACAAGCATCAGTAGGTATGGGAGAAGCTGAAATATTTTATCAAATGACAGGTCACAGAGTATATTCTGTTAGAGATAAGGCAAGTGTCAATATAAATTCAGGAATATCTCATGTTAGAAACTTTATTTTATCTGCTGATGGAACTAGAAGATTACATATAAGCGAAAAATGTCCAGGTATAATTGAAGATATTGAGTCTTATAGATATCCAGAAACAAAAGATGGAAAAGAATTGAAGGAAGCACCACTCAAAGATGGTATAAGTGATCATGGCTGTGATGCTTTAAGGTATTTTTTTATAAACAGATTTCA